TTTGTTTATTTTTGTTTATTTTTGTTTGTTTATTATACCATAATATCATGGTATTTTACACCCTTATCTATGCTATAGGATTTATGCTATTTATTTATAGCTTTATGTATTAAACTATTTTATTATAGCTAGGTAAAGTAAGTTAATATAGGTAATTTATTTATGCTATTGTTTATAGGTATTTTACCAATTTACAATTATTTTTTGGTAAGGGTAGCTATTGCATTTAAAAATAGGCAATGGGTAAGGTCGATTAAAAAACAAGGATAAAGAGGTAGGGCTGAGATATTGTCATTCACCAATAAATTTTTTATGATAAAAACATGTTACCTCCCTTAAGACTATTTATACAAAATCATGTTACTCTCCGTAGTTGATTAAAAATCAAAATCATTTTCCATTATTGCATATTTACTCATTCACCTATAAATTTTTTAGGTAAAATATATGCTACTCATAATTATGCAAAAAGAAAAGCCTATAGTATAAATATAAGCTTTATCTGTATAATTTTACATCTTGTTCTTTTAGGAATTTATCTGTAACCCTACGTTTATAGCTAGGTTTCTTAGCATAATAGTCTACTGAGTCTAAGATTATGGTGAATAAAATGTCATATTTATTAAACTTAGTGTCATTGGCTATTAGCTCTATGTAATGAGTCATTTTAGGACTAACCTGATTAAATATTCCTGTATAGGCTTTATAGGTAATACCTAGTGTATTAAGCCTATCTGATACTAATACATTATTTCTTTTAAGCTTAAGGGTAAGTCTATGTTTAAGACTAGGAATGTATTCAGGTAAATGATTATAGGTATTGAATATATATTCACTTAAACTGCATGAATATTCACTGTATATTTTAGCATACTCTCCTCTATGCTCATAGATATAATCACCTATCATCATAGCACTAGGAAGCTTTTTACCTAGCATTATTGGATTTAGGTGAGAGTAATGACTATCACTGTATAACCATTGGTAAAATGATGAGCTAAGTGCATTAGGGTAAACTAGTAATGGTTCTTTGATGTCATTGTATAAATTATACACAGTTGAATAAAGCCAATTAGCAAACTGTTGGTCTGTAAGAACTGGTAAGAGGTAGTTGGTTAAGAGCTTAGACTTAATGTGTGGATTGGTAAAGTTTAAGTTTAATTCACAAAGCTGTTCTTCTGTGATATTTAGCTCTTCACAAAGCTTATCTCTACCTCCAAAAAGCTTACACACTTCACCTAGAGGTTTAGCTTGGTAAGTAAGCTGATGTACATTCACACGATAAGTTCGCTTTAGGAATTTCTTAATCTGTGTTTTAAGGTCTTGATTAACTAAGTCTTTATCCTCAAAGTCTAAGGCTAAAAGGTATTCGTCTTTCTTCACAAAGGTAGTTCCTCTGTGTTTTTTATCTTGGTTAAAATACCAAATGATTTTAGTTTTCATAGACACCTCCAAAAAGAGTATAGCACAAACGGAAATGAAAGTAAATTTTCTAGAGTGATATAAATTCGTATATGTATACTTTTTATGGTAATAATATTATTAAATTATATAATATAATTATAATTTGGTAATATATTATATATTATACCTATTACCTAATAGATTATATATTATATATAGTCTATATTATTAACCACCAAAAGTATGCATATACGTTTTTATATCACTCCAAAAACATGTTGACACAAAAATCTAAATGTGGTATAATTTCATCATGGTAAAAATTCTAGCATTAGACATTTCAACAAAGAGTTCAGGATACTGTGTCATTGAGAACGGTAAGGTAAAAGACTATGGTACAATCACAAGTGATGAAAAGGACTTCTTAGACAGAGGTCAGTATATGGCTGAATTTATTAGACTTCTCTGTGAAAAGTTTGGTACATTCGATTATGCCTATATCGAAGAGCTAAAGGTAATCTCTAACCAAAGGACTTTAGAGATGCTTGGTATCGTTCAAGGAATGATAATCAGAGAGCTTAAAAACAGTGATGTTAGCCTAGTACCTCCTACGGTATGGAGAAAGCCTTATGGATTGAACGGTAAAAGAGCTGAGGCTAAGAAAAAGGCTATAGCGATTTGTGAAGATAAAGGTTTTACTGTTCACAATGATGATGAAGCAGAAGCAATTCTATTAGGACTTTATGCAGTTGACAGCCTAGGTTGATTGTGGTACAATTAACTTGTACGCTTTATGGACGAAAGCCATGAGAGGACAATCTCCTTATGATTTCTATAGGGGTAACACCCTATAGGATATGTGCATATGGTGAAGAGGCTTAACACTTTGCTCTGCAAAAGCAACATTCGTGGGTTCAAATCCCACTATGCACTTTGGTTAATAGGTATCACTCATGTGAATACAAAATGACGGTAAAATTCCGTCATTATGCACCCTTAGCTCAACTGGATAGAGCATACGCCTTCTAAGCGTAGGGTTACAAGTTCAAGCCTTGTAGGGTGTATTTTTCATTTTATCTCTAAGGACTTGACACACTATCGCAATACTAGAGAGGGTTGGACTCCCTCTGTGTGTTTAACTAAATCGAAAGGAACTGCTCATGGCAACTAAATCTAAACTTTATTCAGAGACTATGAGAGAGCTTAGCTTGCTAGATGAAGACTCTCTTAGACTTTATCAAATGCGTTGGGGATTGATTGACCCAGAGGAAGAGCTAATCAACTCAGTTGGTTTTGAAGTGTATAGTCAAATACCTCCATGTACTCCTGTAGCTAAAAATGCTATGTTGCAGATTATGGCTTCATTTGACGATAGCATTGAGCGTAAGGAATGGGCTGACCGTATTGAAGGTAAAGCTACACAAACTACAGTCAATGTTAATCATGACACTAAGGATGGAGTTGAAGAGCTTAAGAATTATACTAAAGCTAAACTTGATGAGCTTTTTGGAGACATGTAATGGCACACCATAGTCCTAAAGATGATTTATTCAAGAAGCACTATGACGAAATCTATGGGCTTCTAGAGGAATATATCTCATCTGTTGTGAATATGGGTGATTATGTTAGCGTAGAGGAATTACTGATTGGTTATCTCATTGACACTTACTCTCAAGTATTTGTTGGTGAGATTGACTATATCTTAGACTCTCTAGGTATTGACATGACTCCACAAGAGACTATTGAAGTCCGTAATGGTGTAAACACAACAGATTATGCTAGAAGTAACTACAGAAGACTAAAAGAGATATTTAATGCTCATGCTATTGACTTAAGGTCTAAGGTATTAGACTCAGATGAGACAGTGAATATACAAAGCCTCTTAGATGAGTTTAAGCACAAGATTGACAGAATAGCAATGAGTGAAATTCAAATGCTTATTGAGAAAGCTTCTGTGGAAAGTGCAAAGCTGTTTGAGTTAGTCACAGAGACAAAGATTGAGAAGACTTGGAACTGTGTAGGTGATAGTAAGACATGCCCTATATGTTTAGCTATGAATGGTCTGACAATACCAGTAACAGAAAGCTTTTCTTCTGTAGCACCTTCTGTGGATATTCAAGAAGACCTTAGTTATACAGGAGGAGATATTGTATATGCACACCCAAGATGCAGATGTTGGGTTACTTACTCAAAAGCGTAAGGTTTTATCTAACAGAGAAAAGCTATCAATCCTTCTAGACCAAGTTACACCTCAGAGTGAGCTTAAAGATGCAGTAAAGGGTAAAATACCAAAGCACTTTAAGAGAAATACCATTAGGGAAAGACATGGACTAGAGAAAGAGCTTGAATACTATAAGCTAGGCTTTACCACAGCACTTTCTGAGTTCAATATTGAGCTATGGTGGTCTCAAGCAGTACAGTTTGGAGCTTTCCTAAGTGGAGACTATAAGACTGGTTACTGTGTGGCTACTCCTCGTTATGGTAAGTCTTTCTTGTGTGGAATTATGTCTAACCACTTTGCCTATGAAGGTGAAAACTGTTATGCTGTAGGTTCTACTCAAGAGTATTCAGGAATTATTATTCAACATGCAAGAGAAATCTTGGTAAAGTCTCACCCTGATGTAAAAGCTATGCTTTCCTTTGATGAAAGGGATGTTACAGCAGTAGACAAGAGACTTAAGAGAGGACTTTCATCATTCTCTAGTGAAGGTTTTACTTTCCGTAATGGAGGTAAGCTAGAAGGTCTATCAGCAGGTTCTAACTTTACTGACCCTTCTAAAATCCACGTCATTGGTCGTGGTGGTAATATGTTTGGTGATGAAGCATCAGACATTTCACCTATAGCCCTAGGGCACATGGGTCGTAGAGAGTTTGAGTCAGATGATGGTCGTAAGCTTATCATGTATCTAATCTCTAACCCTCGTTCACTTAACAACTTCTATGACTTTATGACAAATGAAGACCTAGCAGATGATGAGTTCGTTATGTGGCTAGATGTAGTTACAGCAATGGAAGAAGGAAGTATCAAGTACACTAAAGAACAGCTTATGCGTTCACAGTTTACGATTACCGAAGACTCAATTAGGGAAAATTTACTTTGTGAATTTCCTACAGAGCGTTCTTCATTCTTTGACTCATCACCTGATATTCTAGATAGCTTTGACCCTAAAGGGCAAGAGCTAGACTACTTTATCGGAGTGGATAGTGCCTATAAAGGTTCAGACAGTATTCAAGTTACTGTGTCTGTGGTTGATAAGAAAAATCACTTTACCGTGGTTGATACCAAGGATATTAAGCCTGCTGAGTGGATAGACGGTATAACAGCTATAGAGATTGTAAATAATATAGTTACTATAGCAAATAGGCTAAATGCTAAAGCTATTGGAATAGATGCAGGTGGAGGAGCACATATTGTTCAACCACTCAAGATGAGGAGACTATCAGGACAGCTTAAATGCCCTGTCTATGATATTAACTTTGGTGGTAAGCCTACTGAAATTAAAGTATTAGCAAAAGACCCTAGTGCTGAATATGCCTATAACCGAAGAGCTGAAATGCACTTAATGTTAAGAGGTATGATGGAAGCGCAAAGGGTATCATTTGTGAGAAAGGTTTGGGATGGAATTAGTCGACAAATGTCATTTGTAGCTGAAATACAAAGACCTGATGAGAGACTAGTTAAGATTAGACCTAAATCAGAAATTAAGAAATTACTCAAACGTTCACCAGATGAGCTTGATAGTGTACTGCTATCTCTCCATGTGGCTGAACTATTTTACCTAGGAGGTAGCTAATGAGCTGTGGAAAATGTCGTAAAGATACTTGTGGTGGCGATTGTGCTATGGATAGGTATTTTAACGCAGAATACAAGGATAGATTAGTTTTCCAAAGTTCAGGCTTTAGGGGAACACCTGTAGGAGAAAACCTAGAGGATATTGAAAGACTAGCCCTAGACCTTCCTGATGTTGATTACATTTTGGATAACATTGTAAACTATATGTTTACCAATAGCTTGACTACTGATAATTTTGAAAAAGATGAAAAGCTAAAGAACTACTTGTATTCACTTAACTTTAACGGTCAAAGAAACTATGATGTATTAAAGCAAGTTGCTAAAGGGTATCGTAAGTATGGTTACTATGGTATTCTAAATACAGGAGAAGGTCTTGTTGGAGTTCATCCTAAAGACATTCTAGCTTGTGTAATTGATTACCCTAAAAAGCCAGTATTAAGACAAACACTTACTTACCTAATCAAGAACACAAACGTCTTTACAACACCTTTCGACCAAAAGACAGGTAACAATAGACCAGTAAACGATTACTCAGCAGATGACATCAAAAAGATTTTGGAAGACCCTAAGAAGTATGAAAGAGAGGTTCTAGTTGTTACGGACAAAGAGTTCTCTTGTGTTCGTATAGACACTTCACAAGTATTCTGTGTATCACCATTACTTAAAGATAGAAAACGTGTAGAGCTTATTCTTAATGTCTTAAACAGAATGAACTATGACATTTCTAGAAATGGTATTGGTACTATTGCCCTACAAGCTAAAGATACACTAGAAGAGCAGATTGAAGAAAGTGTTGAACAAGGTACATCATTTAGTAGTGGTGAACTACTAGATATGGGTAGAACTGCAAAGCAAGAACGCAATAAGAAAATTATTGAAGACATGAATGCTTTTGCAGAAAAACTTTCTGAAACTGAGTTCAATGATGCTATTGTGTATTCAGGTAACTTCCAAAACTTAGAGCAATTAGAGAGAGATACTAAGGCTACAGACTTCCTTGAGTATCTAGCTCAATATGTTCCTGCAATCATTTGTAGAATGTTTGGAGTTCCTGCTAGACTCTTTGACTCAGATAAAACTGTATCAAACATTGGTACTCATAGTATTATTGACAATGCTATGAAGAATACCATTATTCCTATGAGAGACCATTTCATAGGACAAATCGTCCATATCTTACAAAATGCTATTGGTTTAGATGAATATATTAAATTTGATAGCTATGAGTTTACAAACAGCTATAACTACAACAATGATATTTACATTCTAGATGTATATGACAGATTGAAAGATATTGATACCAACATGGCAGAAGCGTATTTGAAGAAAAACTTAATCGTATAGGAGATAAACATGACTAATAATATTCTATCTATTGAAGAGCTTTCTAAATTACATGGTAAATTTACAGAAGCAACTCAAACACAAGAACCTGTAGCAATTCAAACACCTACAAACTCAGTAGTAAATGGTGATAGCACCTTAATTGGTTCTACATCACCTAAAGACTATACAGTGACTTTGTGGTTACCTATTATGGGTGAACCACCTGCAGGAGCTGAAATTGTTGCAGATGGTACTGCTTATGTACAAGAAATCTCAGCAAAAGGTAAGTATATTACTCCACGTATTGCACGTAAGGTAAGAAACTATGCCTCAATCATTTCTGTAGCCTTTACTAACTTCAAGGAAGATGGTTCTACAGAAATCTATACTCCAGAGGACTTCTTCAAAGTTTATGAAGTATTTGATGATACTGTAATCAATGCTTGTGAGAAGTTGGTAGGTGAGGTATTAGGTATTCCTGAACACCTTACAGAGTATATCACTGATATTTCTCTAATGGAAAATTGCTCAAAAATCCTAAGTAACAACCCTTCCTTTTTTCAAGTTGGTTAGTTACCTAGTTAGATATAATTGGGCTGTAGTACAAGGACAAATTAAGCCTCATGATGAATACAGAGGTTTAGCCTATGAAGATATGGTTATCATAGAGCTAGATGATGTTGAAGAAATGGTATTGACTCTGTGTAAAGAGTACAACATGCAATATGGTTACATTATGGATAGTATGTATTATTCAGATGTAACTGTGATTTATGCAAAATTAGCCAATGAAAAAGCATTTTCTACTTACAATGACTTTATCAATCTAGATGAACAATCTCAAGGTAAATATGTTACTGACTTTGGTAAACCTAAACCATTTATCTATAGCATACTTTCACTAGAGAAGCAGAGAAAGAACATAGAAGACAAAAACGGACTAAGAAACATGTACCGTAGTGGAGGAAAACTTAATGACTGAAATTATTAGTGACGTTCTAGGGTTTTTAGACAATAAACGTAGAGAAATCACACCTGAATATGTAAGAGCAGGAAAACCTGTATATACATTGAGAAAATATGCAGATATTACTGACCTTGATGCAGAAGTGCTTATCAATGGAGGAGTAGAGAACGTTACTCAAAAAATTCCTACTATTGGTAGAAGTGGTAATATGCTACGTACACCTCGTACTTCTTATGCAGTAAACGTAGATGTAGCATTTGATAACCGTGTTAAGGTATCTACACAAACAAGTGAAGATGGTAAAGAGGAAAAGGTTTATACCTTTGTGGTAGACCAACGTGCCCTTATGGAACAGTCTACAGGACATCTTTACGCAAACTATATCGTAGGTTATGTTATAGGTAAAGGAAAAGGTAAAGGAGCTAAAGCAGAAGTACGTGGAGTAGTTCACGTTAAAGAAGATGAGTTCCTAAATGACTTTGATACTACCTTTGACACTACAGCTATGGAAGAGATTATGGAGCTTATCAACAAGTATAGACTTGAAAATGGTACAGCTAAAGTCCTTTCAGACATTACATTTTAACTTTATGACATGAGAGTTGCTAAACTCTCATTTTTTGTTATACTAAATATAGAACATTCGATGAAAGGAGCACATAGATGGCTACAATTAAAGTTCCAGAAATGAATTTGAAAGTTGAAGTTGCAGATGAAACACTTAACTTTAAGTCACCTCTAGCTGAAACTATTCTTGCTCAACTACGTAAAGTTGTTGTCGGTCAAGAACAAATTCAATACTTTGATGTCACAGACAAGAAATTCAAGTCATTCACTTACTGCTGTGGTGATAAATATGAGTTTAACTACACTCTTAAAGAAGTTACACTTAAAGACACTGAATTTGATTGCTATGGCTTTCCTATTACATACGCAGGAGATAAATAATGGAAGTTAAGGAAGTTGGTAAAACTTATTCACAACACCTTAAAGAAATTCGTGCTAAGCAATTTGGATATGAGAAAGAAGTTATCTCACCAATTACGGAAGGTACTAATGTGAAGGTGAAGAAATAATGAGTAAGTTTCGTGTAGCTCGCTTTCTTAACAGAGATTTGGTAGTTCGTGTGAACTTCTTATCAGATAAGGGTATTATTTCAAACCAAAGAAAATACTTTGAGTTTTACCCAGGAAATGACAGTGAGAGTGAAGGTTGGTATGAAACTACTGACCTAGTTCTCATTGAAAGTTTGAAGGAAGCTACAGAACAACTACCTTACTCACCAGAGACAGAAGCAGGACTTAAGAAAGACAATGTATCTTATGAGTATGCTTACTGTGCTTCCTGTGGTGGCAAGAAAGTGAGAAAATTAAAATATAATTTATTTGAGGTTGAGGAGTAATGCCAGTTAAGACAAAGATTGCAGAGCAAATCATGTCTGAGATTGAGACTTACTTGGAAAAGAAAGACAACCTAGATATGATTATGAACCTCTCTTCAAAAAGTAAAGAGAGAGAACAATTATCTGTGGAAAAAGTGGAAAACTCAGAAGGCTATATGACATTGCTTTCAGAGGGTTCTGTCTTATACCAAGATGATACGATTAGACTTTATATCTGTAAAGGTACACTTAAGAAATGGTATGATAGCATTGATGGTACTTTTGAAGGTTATGTGTCTACAGGGCATAGAGATTTAAACTCTTATCCAGTGAGAGAAGGTTATTTCAAGAAGTCTGACTTGAAGTTAGTACAAGATGCTAATGGAAGATATGACCTATTGGTAAAACCTCATGTAAACCTAAACCTAAGTAACATTAAGGACTTGATTATTCAAGATGAACCATTTGCTATATCATCAGAGTTTATGTGGTATGCTAAAGAGCTTACAGATGATGATATTGAAGAGTATGCAAAATTAGTTGTATACAACGTAGAACATGGTGGAGACATTGATGTTCCTATTACAGATACTATTGAAATTACAGGCTTCTCATTTGTGGGAAATCCTGGTAATGCAAAGAGTGGAGGTTATGAACCATCACTACTAGTAAGAAATGAGGAAGAATACTTGAATAGAAAAGAAATTCTAGATAAAGTTCTTGCACATCTTTCTACTCAGACTGAGGAAGTTGTAGAAACTCCTGAGGTTGAAGTTGCTGAAACTACAGAAGAAGTAGTTGAAGAAACTACTGTTGAACCAGTAGAAGAAACAGTTGAAGAGCAAGTAGAAGCTACAGAAGAAGCAGAAGTTGAAGAAGATGCTTTTACTAAAGCTATTGAAGCTATTGAAGCCCTTACTACTGAAAAAGAGCAACTATTAAAAGAAAACGCAGAACTTAGAGAACAATTATCAGCAAAAGAAGCTGATGAACAAGCTAATGATGAGAAGTTCCAAAAACTAAGTGAATTGCTTAGCAAAGTGAACCCTCAAGTGGAACAAACACAACCAAAACAAGAAGAAAATAAGACGAACCGATTTGGTAGAGTTCGTTTTGGAGGACAATAAAGTGGCTGAAACTAATTTTGATATTCTTTTGGGTGAAGCTATTGATAACTTGTATGAGCGTACTAAAGCTCAACTTGCTACAAGAGAAAACCTAACTAATGAAGATGGTAAAATTCCTTTTGGAATTTCTCGTGACTGGTCTAAAGCTGTACCTTCTCTACGTGAAGTAGGAATGGGTGATGAGCTTGTAAATGACATTCTTAAACGTTTTGAGCAATCAAGCTTTGGTGCTTTGAGACAAGCTAAAAACGGTGACTGGATTATGGAAGGTCTTACATGGGGAACTAAAGCTCCTGACTTTGCCAACGATACATCAGATGCTTGCTGTTTCACTGAGAAATTCACTATGCAAGCTACAGGTGATGCTACACCTATCCGTTACCTCTGCTTTAAGGACTGTGAAACTCGTCTTGACCGTTTGATGAAAGACAAAATGCACTTTAAACAAGGTGACCTTATTAACATTTTCCAACGTTTGGGAATGTCTTATGAAGAAGCTGAACAGTTTATGGCATGGTACACATTTGCCTTTATCGTTCAACGTCATATCGTTCAAGGTATGTTGAACTTCCAAGGTCAAGGTCTACGTCCATTTGCAGGTGTAGCTGAAATGATGTCTCACCCAGGTGTAACTCCTATTGATGCTTCTGGTTCAGTTATTGGTGCTTTCCGTCAAGTAGCTTGCTACCTTGATGTATTGGATAACCAATCAGCTCGCTACAAGATTTATGTTCACCCACTAACTCTTCGTGGTATTAAAGCTGAAATCGTTCCAGGTAAAGATGGAAAACTTCCTCAAGGATGGGCTGTAAACGGTGAAAGCATTACATTCAAAGGTATTCCTTTCGGTGTATCTTACCACTTGCCATTTGACCTTGAAGAAACAATGACTGGTGAAGCTTATGTGATTGACTTGTCTAGAGTTGAAGCATTGACACAATACGACTTGTTTGTGCCACAATCATCTATCTATACTGTTCGTACAGAAGACACAACTAAGCCAGGATGTGAAGTAATCTGTGATAAGTATGAAAACTTCGGTTTGGTACATACTAACTCTCACATTTCTCACTTACTTGTTGCTAATATTCCACTAGAACAATCTTGCCCTGCTGTAGTATTTGAACGTATTCAAGGTCTTCTTACAGGTCTTAACCCGTTCCCTATGGCAACTATCCCTGCTAAATAAGGAGAAACACTATGCAACCTGAATTGGAGTTGATTAGAATTACTGAGAAACTTCAAGAGCGTTGTGGATGTTTTGACTGTGATGATGGAGCAACTATGCAAAAGTACATGGAGAGCTTTCTCCGTGTACTTGCTAGGTTGTTTTGTTGGACTGATGGTGAATGCGATACTATCCTAAGAGCAAAAAGACATGAAGTTATACCAATCACTCAGTTTGAAATGTGTGGTTGTGATGCTATGGTTGAGATTAAGCCTTATTACTACAAAGGATTTGACCCTACCTCTTTAAAAGTGTATTTACACAAAAGAAAAGGGTTAGAGCGTGAAGAGTATGAGCTAGATACAACTAAATGGAATTGGTCTTTTGTGGATGGTACAATTCTAATCAACGTTACAGATGAGCTTAGTCCTTGCTGTAAATGTTGTGACCCTTGCTCTTGTGAGGCAGAGTATAAAATCATTCTTGACTATACAGCAGGATATACTTCAAAAACACTTCCTGATTGTGTTTATGACTCTATGTGTCATTTCTTGAATATATTCATTGCTAATCAGAATGACTGTGGTACTCTTGATGAATGTGCTAATATGGATAGACTAGCAGTTGGAGCAGTTCTTAAACAAAAATCAGTCGATTATATTGTTAGAGAATGGACTATTGACTCAGGTAGTATTGATAGGTTTTACGTTAAACTTATTAACACATGGTCGCTTCAAACATTAAGTTCATTATCATTGTGTAAGAGAAGTTACACAGACAATATGTATTTAGCTATTGGGAGGAGAAAATGCTAGTAAAATTTAATGGAGAGCGCAAAAGAGAGTCTCGCTCTTATGGATGCTCAAAATGTGGTACTGGACGTTCTATCAATGGTGTTGAAACTTATTCTACTGTGTATCGTACATACTATGAGGGAAGACTTTATATATTCTTAAAAGATAAGGTTTACCCTGTAGATGATATTCTAGGTGGTTATCTAGTAAATCTTAAATACACAGATAATGAAGGAAAAATCCGAAACACTTTTGAAGAAGTAATTGAAGACACTACAGCTACTTACGTCCAAGACAACAAGGATAAAGAGTTTGTAATTGAAACTAAAGAAGAAGAGAAGCCTAAGGTAGATACTCCTAAAGAGGAAGAGAAACCTAAGGAAAAAGAGCCTGAAACTGATGGTGCTATCGTAAATACTGGTAGACCAGAAGATGAGCTTTAAGGGTAGGTGATAGAATGGGTCTACCACAAAACAATAAAGAGATACTTCTGTTAAGGCAAGGTACTGCTACACCAACTTATGATGAAAATAGCAGACAAATCTTTAAGTGTTTGTGGGAAGAAGTTGAACACATAAAATGTGTAGACCACATGCCTACTTCAAGAGGTGCAGAAAGTGATGCAACTACAACCCACGGACTAGAAGGTTCAAGGCAGTTAGAGACATTCTACTTCTCATTACATAATCAATCTCATCAATGTGATTTTGACATTAAGCATGGTTATTATGTCATGCAAAGAATTTCTACAAGATGTAATAGGTTTGCTTGTCCTGAGGATGCAGGATACCTATTTTGGAAAGTCGTGGCTTGTAGAACTTATGAAATCTTGCCTGGTTGTTGGGATATTAAAATGACAGGTGAACGCTTAATTCCTCGTGAGAGTGAACAGCTAATACTAGAGTGTGCTCCTTATGTTAAACAACTACAGGGGGTGATTACTCGTGACCACGATTGATATACATAACTGGAAAGGGATAGAGTTCTCGAAAGAGTTTGTAGACTTCACCGTTACAGGTATGCTAGAGGCTAAAGCCACTGGTTCTGTTCAAACAGGACGTATGGTTAGGTCTATCAAGATGAAGAAAATAGCAGATGGATTTACTGTGTATAGTGATAGGTCTGATTTTCCTCCTACAAGTAGGGGTAAAGACCGTTACTACACTAGGATATACCATGATAAAGGTTATCCTCCTAAGCATCCACCGTTTCCTTTTATCTTTGAAGCATTTGATACTGTTGGTGAAAGAGAAGACTTAGTAAATTCAACAAGTGGTTTCTTCGGAATATATAAAGCCATCAAACCATCAGGAAGAAGAGGAGCTGGAACTGCCAGGTATAACTCTAGCGATACAGCTAGTGCTAGGGAATATCTATTTACTCAAGGGAGAAAGAATAGTATTAAGATACCAAGGAGAATAGCCAAATGATTAGTGCTGTATATATTAACATTAAGAAGTGGCTACAAATGTATGGCTCTGGTGTACTAGACTATTTCATTCAGCCTGATAACCCTAATGAGTTAGACCCTAGAAAAAGGTATAATAACTTTGATGAACAGTTTAATAAGCATGTAGGTACATCTGAACACTTCCAATTAAACCAAGGAGTAGAGTTTCCATTCCTAGCTATTGACATTTCTTGTGATAATAGCTCAAAGTGTTTCTCTAAGTTCTATGTAAACTTCTCTGTGTATTATTCTCCTGTAACTCCTCCTACTGGAAGAGTATGTATTGAGAATACCCCAGAGGGTAAACTAGAGTATAGAGAGGAAGTACATTGTCAGATTAAGAATATGCTTGTTCACCAAGTTCAAACACCAAGAGGCATACAAAGAAAGACTTTTGCTCAAGATGTAGCATCAATAGAGGGATGGTATCTACCTATTAGGGTTCAAATATCCGAAATAGGTTGTCCTGAGGATTTCTCTAATGAACTTGTAGACGAAGTAGAAATGTTCTCTTTCCCTGCTACACTATCTATATTTACATGTTTATAAAGGAGAAATTATGGCTGTAGAACAACCATTAAACCTAAATGCGTTTTTCATGTCTCGTAATGAGATTGCAAATCGTCATGGAGGAAAGCTAGAGCTTCAAGCTATTTCTCGTGTTCGTGAACACATGGTAGAAGAAAGCTCAAAAAAGACTATCGTAACTAGTCCATCTGAAAATGGGCAAGAAAAACAAAATGCAAACCAAGGCAAAAAGGAGAAATAAATGTCTAATTGTTTTGTAGATATGTCACATCCTATGTATGGTTATAATGCACAAGACAAAGATAATAAAATCATTGTGTCTATCAATGAGGAAATCAGACCTTGTGTAAGATGGAAATCAAATAAACAAATTGCAGTTCCATCAGGAAGCCTAGTACAGTATGTACGTAAAGATGTGCCAGAAGACCAACTTAACTGTACCCCTATCAAGTGTTTGAATACAGGTACTCTGTATATCAACCCTGCTGATAAGAAAGCTTCTGTTAAGTATCAAGTTCGCTCTGATGCTGACGATTATGCTTTAGGGTTCAACATGCTTTACCTTAAGTTACCTAAAGCAGGTACTTACCAGTTTAAAGCTATTGTGTCAGACTTTAAAGATGTACCACAAGAAAATTCTTACATTTACACTTATGAGTTTACCACTTCTGCTCCAGGATATGTTCTTAGAACTATTGACTTTGCAGACTCTAAGGTAATGACTCAAACAGGTACAGGATGGAAACCATCAGACCACGGTATTGTGGTTACTTATGAAGTTACCTATAAAGGTGAAGATGAGCTTACAGGTCACATTGGCTTCTCATCTGCTTCTATCGTAAATGACCGTTCAGAGCTTCGTAAGTTCTCTAACGTGTTGCTATCATGTTTGACATCATTTACACATAACGTATCTGTTCCTGCTACTGATGCTAGATGTTTCGGTAGACAGTATGACAAGACTCAAGTAGAGATTACTAAAGAGATTACAGCTACTACTACCTCATGTAACGACTACTGGTTGAACCCACTTCAATCTATGTCTAAGAAAATGACAAGTGGTATTCCTGTTACAGACAGCTTCGTAATTGAAGAAGTTACTATTGATGGTAAACGTTATGGTTCATTGGTAATTCCTGACCTTTACTATGAAGACTGTAACACAATCACTATCTCTTCTGACAGATGTGCTTGCACTTACTTGTCAAATATGCCAATTTCAGCAGGTGTAGAGCTTGAGGATGATGAGTTTATCGCTCTTACTCAAGAACATCATGGATATGGTAGAGGTACAGTTCTTGTAAACCCAATGTATATTGGTGAGAAGATGCTTGTTACCTACAATGGAGAACGTGACGTAGAGCTTATCGTAGCTAACGACAAACGACTTAAAGATACACACTTTAGAGTTACTCAAGTTGTTGAGAACACTAGAGGAATTAAAGAATACTATGTATTCAATAATGTATTGATTACTGAAAATTCTCGTGAGTTTTCTACAGAAGGTGAAGTTACTCTATCACTTTCATTCACAGTTTCTCGTGATGAAAATGGTAACTTCTATGAAATCCGTAGAAACGTAGAGGACTTAGCGTAACCATAGGAGAAAAGTATGGCAATCAGAACCATTAAGGTTGATATTACAGGTTTAAAGGAAATTGAAAAAGCCCAGAAGTCTGTGTCAGCTCTTAGGGACTCTGTGTTAGACTTTGAGAAGAAACTAGGAAAGATGGGTGGCAAGAATTCTTCGCCACTCTCTTTTAATGTAAACCTCTTGTTTAATACCGATAAAGTCCTTAAAGATTATTTAGCCCTTAAGAAACAGATTGAGAATATCCCTATTTTAGTAGGTATGAAGGAAGGGCAAGCACAAAGGTCAAGAAGTACCTCATCAAGCTCTTCTAGAGATACATTTGGTTCTAATGGATATATTAGAGTAAGAGACCAAGATTATCAATCATGGAGAAACTTAAATAAAGCTATCAATGATGTATCTAACTCTACTATTAGTCTATCTTCTCAAATGATTAAGCTTGGAGCTATAAATCCTGCAAAGGGTCTTTTGAATGTGTTCAATAGAGTAAACAGCTCTGTGTTAGATATTCAAAAATCACTTATGGGATTTGTAGGTAACAAAATCTCAGGAGCTATTGGTTCAGCTATACAAGGAACTATTGGTGCTGTAAGAGGTGGAGTTAGTCAGCTTAAGAATGAAGCTAATGACCTCGGTGATGCTATGCAGGTTTACCGTATCAACATGGAAGCCCTAGGCTTTGATGAAAAGTCAGTAAACAAGTCTATTAAACGACTAGGTGACTATGGTAAAGCTACTGTGTTTGATGCTACTGACTTGCTAGAACAAGCTTCTACCTATACAGCTTATGGACGTAAAGATGCAGAGCAAATTGTAAAAGGTTATGCAGGACTACTAGCACAAACTAAAAACCCTATTGAGGGTATGAAGACAGTAACAGAGCAAACAGCTCAAATGCTTGCATCAGGAGTTCTTAACCAACAAGACTATAAATTCATTAGACAAAGACTATCTGCTCTAGGAGCTTCTAGACTTAATGCAGAATTGACAGCTCTTGCTAACTCTAAAGGTGAAGACACTATTATCTCTGCTACTAAGAAGAGACTTATCTCAGCAGATGAGTACCTTGATGTGGTTAATAGATTAGGTAATGATGAGACATTCCAAAAGCTTGTAAACTCAATCATCACTCCTAGACAAGCTATTGCCAACTTAAAAGAAACATTATCTAACCTACTTGTGTTTGATAAGATTGATGAAGAAGGTAATGCTAAACCAGGAGCACTTAACCAAGTTTATGTAGCAACTAGAGACTTTATCAAGGGTATTACTGAAATAGTAGGTACTGCAAAGTTTGAAGAGTATGTAACTAAACTAGGTAATTCTATTGGCTCTACCATTCAATCAATCAACAAGTTTGGTTCTGCATGGAAGTTAGCCTTTAGTAATGAGATTATTAACAGTATTGAAAAGTTTAGTAAGGCTTTCAGTGAAGGATTTAAAGGTACTGATGTAGGTACACAATTCTTCAACGTTACTAAGTCATTCTTAGGTGTGCTTAATGATACAGGTAGACAGTTTGGTACATTTACTAGAGATATTGTTAAGAGTGGAGCAGAGCTTACAGAAAGCTTAGCTAAAATATCTTCACAAGCAATTACTGGGGGAGCTTTAAGAGTTATCTCAGGTATTGTGGAAATCTATAATAACCTAGCAAAATTGGCTGTAAACTCAGGTGCATCAAGGATTGTGTCTTCATTATTCCTAAATGTAACAGAGACTATTAACACACTGATTAGAGCAATAAACCCTTCTCAAGTTACTCAAGTATTAGAGGCAATTAAGAACCTAGTTGGAGGAGTTACATCTGTTGTAACTAAGGTTGCTACAAAGACAAATGTAATTCAAACTTTAACAGACATCTTTAAAGGTGTCCTAGAGGCTCTGTATGATATTGTAACTCAGATTGGTACATTTAGACCTGCTACGGTAAACAGAGCACTAGACAGCCTGAAAAAGACTATTCTGAGCATTGTAGGACACATTAAACCTCTTATTATAGAAATTAGTAAATCTGTTATCAATATTGCAGGTTCAGCTAGTGGAGAAAACTTCTTTAGAGCAGTATCTAACTTTGTTAAAGCTGTAGTAAATGGTATTAGACAAACTCTAATATCTATTGGAGGTTCTGTTGAAGGTGGAATGAAGTCAATCATTAACTTCATGACACTTATTACTCAGTTAGCAACTGGTGTAGCAACAATGCTAGGTTCAGTAGGTAAGTATATCCTAACTGGATTTGTAATCACTAAGTTCCTTTCATGGGCTACAGGTATCATTTCTGCATTAACAACAGTTGCAACAGCAATGTCTTCTGTGACTAATGGTAAATTAAATCCTTTAGGTCTAGGAGGACAGTTTGGTGCTAATGGTGTAGTAAATTCTGCAAGAAGAGGAGTTACTTACCTATCTAGCTCAGAAGCTCCTAATGGTATGTCTAGGGTGGCAAGAAACGGACATGCTGTTGCTCAAAATGGTAATATGTCTCGTGTAGCTAGAAACAAAGCAAATAGACTTTCAGGATACAAAACTGTAGGTCTTCTAGGAGGACAAATTGCTGTTGACTCTCTAAATGGGTATGTGCAAAACTCAGACTTTAGTCAAGGAACTAAAAATTTCTCAAATGCCTTTGCTAATACAGCTTCATGGGCTACATCAGGAGCTTTAATAGGTAGTGCTTTCAGTCCAGTAGGTACACTTATTGGTGGAGGAGTTGGAGCACTTATCGGTCTTGGTACTAGTATCTATGACATTATAAACAAAGAAAATGAGAGTAAGAAGCTTGAGGAAGAGGCTAAGAAGCAAGCTAAAGAAGAAGCTAAGGCTAATTATGCACAACAGTTAGAGTCAATTAAACAACTAGCTGATGAAAATGCTAAGATTAGAGACTCATTCTTTAACACAATAAGTAAAGACTCTGGTCTAGCAGAAAGTATCTCTAATGCTAACAGCTATATTGAAGCAGTTAAGAATAACTCAGGAAGTATACAGACAGCACTTAAGACACTAGGTGTTGAAACAGCAAAAGTTCCTGAAAATGTTAAAGACCTATTTGTACAAGTAGGTGATAAGGTTAAGAGTTGGAATGAGCTTAAACAAGAGACAGGTATTGAAGATGATACTAGACTCTTACAGGCTCTACAAGTTGCTCAATCTGCTTTAGGTGAAGAGTATGTAAACTTTGTGAACTCTACTGGTGAACAGTTAATCAAGCAAGTTAGAACTCTTAGTGAAGGAGACTTTAACCGTAATAAAGCTAATGCTAATACCTTTGAAGCAACATTCCAAAAGCTAGGTTTAGCCTTGCAAGAGGGAAGAAACTTTGTGTTTAAGGATATTAGTAGTATCACAGAAGAGATTAAGAAAATCTTAGAAAGTAAGGACTTCTACAGTAAAGAGGATAAGGCTAAGGCACTTCAAGCACTTTATGAAAGAGTTGGAGCAGATACTTCAAGTATTGTAACCCAATCTATTGATAAACAGTTTGAGATTGCCAAACAAATTGCATCAGAAGGTTCTGTGTTAGGTCAAACTAATGAACAAAGACATGCAAGTTTAGCTAAGACTATTTCTGAAAAACTAGGTAATTTTTCAGATGTGTTTAAGGATTTCATAGAGAATAATGCTGTTAAAGAACTTGAACAAGTAAATGCTTTACTAGATGAGGCAAAAGCAGTTAAAGCTGAACAAGGTACTATTGCAGGAAAACTTAAAGCAAAAGAGTTTGTACAAAAATTGGATGGTCTTGTGAAGGATGGTTCATTAAAACTTGAAGAAGCTAATGCGATAATATCTAGTTCAGGAGTAAGTAGACTATCTACAGAAAATGTTAAGAGGTCTACTGTAGGTTATAGCAATTCTATTGTTAATATGCTTAATGATAGTACATTCCCTATCCTAACTGCAAAAGGTATTATGGATAATAGTGGTATTGCAGGACTACCAACATCAGGAATATCTGATGCAGTAAGAGCTTTAAACCTAGCAGTAAGAGCTTCTATTGATGAGACTATTGCTAAACTTGATGAGGCTCTAGCTAATGCAACTGCTAAAGGAGACTATGCTAAGCAAAGAGCCTATAGTAACTTTAGAAGACAAGCTGAAATGGAAAGAAGTGTAGGAGGGTTATATACAGGTGGACTTGTTCCTGAATACCACTCTAATGGACTTCCAGTAGGTATTAACTGGAAAGCAAGAGGTACTGATACTGTTCCTACAATGCTTACTCCTGGTGAGTATGTTCTTCGTAAGAAAGCTGTTGATAGTCTAGGTACTAGCTTCCTTAATAACCTTAACAAGTTTGGAGTAAGTGCCTTGCAAAGTGTAGGTAAATCCACTATAATTAACAATGTATATAACACAAATAATGCCAAGATTAGCCAAAATATTGATAACAAATCTCAATATCTAAATGGTATGTTTGGTGTAGATAAATTGATGAGGTATGTTTAATGACTAGATGTGATGAAAATTTCACAAAGCCTAAACGATACATCCAATTTAATGACCTAGTGTTCCTCGGTAGAAAGTCTATTGATGAACAATCAGAAAGCATTAGTTTGCGTGAGAATAAAACCTCACGCACTTTTGCTAATGGGTCTTATGTAGGTAATGTATCTAGAAAATCTTTGATTGATAGTAACACAATCTCTCTAAAAATTGCTCTTAGGACTAGTACATGGTCTGAGGAACATATCCAATCTCATTATGACTTCATTATGGAACAGCTATTAACTCCTGGTAAGTTATGGGCTGTCAATACTGGTCTACAGTTAGTTTGGTGTAATGCTTATGTGACTAGTATTCAACCTAGTAAAGAGTGGATAGTTACAGATGAAGATTACCTTGTGTTTAGGGTTGAATTTGATAACCCTGATGGTGTATGGTATAAGGCTGATGAGGCAAAGACCTTCTTAGAGCCTTTTGATAACTGTGACTTCCTAGATATGAAAGCTAGTTGTGTAGCTAAATCAAGACATTGCTGTAATGGTCTACCTAACTGTAATAACATCTGTGAATGTTGTGAGGATGATTGTAAAGACTTAGATGGCTTAATTGACTTGTGTGTAGCTCAAACAGACTTATCATTCATAAATGATTTCTTCAATGAGTGTAACTCTAGTTGGAGAGTAATCTATAATTGCTCTAAAGGTAAAGAGTGTAAGAGCCTTAAGGACTTCTACAAACATGCTATTTGTGATACATGTGTAAATGATGTTATGACTGGTAGCTTTATCTCTGATACTGTACTAGATAGTCACAAGTGGAGTTTTGCTTTAGAAGGTGACTTTAAAGACCCTATTGTTAGAATTAACGATATAGACTTTAAGATTAAAGGTGAGTATAGTGGTGTATTAACTGCTAACTATAAAGGAGAGATTAGATATGCTAAGTCATGGGAATGTATTGAGTATAGTTACAAAGAGGTTTCTCTGTCTGTACTTAACATTTGTGCTGAAATGCCTTATATTAAAAAAGGCTTAAATACTGTCTCAGTTAGTGGTGTTACTAGTGAGTCAATGTGCTTATTCTTAGATTATGAAAGTGTGACTGTGTGATTGGATATATTGAGAACTCTGTAAGTTCAGGACTAGGTTCGACTATTATTGCAAAAGAAGATTTTTTAGGTGATATTAGCATTGAGTTTTCCCTTATGGAAGTTCCCTCAATCCGTCTTACATTACCTATCAGATATGCAAAAATGATGAATGGTAACACTCATATAGTTGTTAAAACTGATGATTGGACTTATAGAGGATATGCAGGAAAGAAAGTAAATAACTTCAAGGATATGACTGTAACTGTAGATACCTCTCATGTGATAGGTAGACTAGGTAAAAGAACACTTCCTACAAACGTAACGGTAAAAGCTCGTTCTGTAGTATCTGCTGTAACACAAGCTTTAGGTTATTGGCAAGGTGAAAGTCATAAAGACGATTTGCTTAATGACTTTAAAGTGGAATACCTTGATGATTATGCTGAGAAAAACCTTATTGAATATGAGTTTTCAAATGAGACTTTCCTAGAGTTCCTTACTAAGGTTTGTGAGAAGACTACCTCTCTTTATTGGAGAGTTAGTAGACATGACCCTTACCTAATTCAGTTTGGTATCTTTGGTGAAAAGAGAGATATTCTTATCAATGAGCATAACTATCTCATTTCACTAGATGAAGTAGAAGAAAACTATGAAGATACAGTAAACATTGCTGTAGCTATGTCAGATAAGTCTGATAGTGGAGCTAGTTCACTTACCTTAAGAGATATTTTCCATAACCCTAGGTATATGCTAAAAGGTTTCCCTGTTATCAAGACAGGTAATAAGGTAAACTCACAAAGGTATTATGATTATCCACAGCTTCCAGTGTTTGCTCCTGAGATTATTGGTGATGAGTTTGCTGTAATGGATGAAGAAGGTATTGCCCTTGAAGCAGGAGAGCTTTATTGGGGCACTGTGACTGATAATGATACTCAATCTATTGCAGAAGATAATAAAGAAATCACAGATGCAGATAGACTTAAAGCCACTGAACAGCTATACAGAACAGCGATTAGAAGGCTTATCAACTCAAGAAGAAAAGTTGTGTATGATGTAACTGTAGAACCACTTAAGCCTAGGTCTATTGACGTAGGTGATAGGGTAATGTTTACCTTAAATGCAGGAGTATGGGAATTAACCTCATGTACTAAATACTATGAGAAAATTCTTAAACAAAGTGATTGGTTCTTTGTGACACACATAACAGATGATTATTATGTTGGTGATGCTCATGTGCAAAGACTTAAACTATCTAAGTTCTTATACAGTGATAGAGACATTACTGTAAACCAGTAGGAGGTAACATGTCAAGTAACTATGTTAAATTAGTAAACTCTGTAGCTAGAACAAAAGCAAGGGTTATTCAACAATCTAAACAGCGTAGAGGAGGAGTAACAGACCTTTACGCTTTAGACTATGTATCTAGTTTTTCAACATCTAAAGCATGTACCCCTTATGGTGAAGAGGATACTACAGAAGAGTCAAAAGATGTACAAGGAAGAATTAAACAACTTGTGAAAGCAATTAGAAAAGAAATTCCTGATGCTAAAGTTGAAGGTGTTTCTGCAATTATTGGTTTCTTTGGAGTTGAAAGTAATGTAACTGCTAAACGGTATGAGACTGACTACCTAACTGGATATGCTTTTGAAAAGATGAAAGAAGAGCCTACAGCAGAAAACCTTGTAGGTGGATGGTATGAGTTCCAAAGAATGTATCCTAATGTACCATTAAATGAAAGTAGTTACCTTGTTGATGGAAAACACTGGATTGGTATTGGTTTAGGACAATGGACTGGTGTTAGGGCAAAAGCCCTATATGACTTTGCTAAGAAGGATGGAAGAAGAAATATCTTTACCTTTGGTACTCAGTTCAAGTTCATGCTTTCTGAGTATGGACTAAGTGGAGTAGTAAAAGAAGTTGCTTCAAGCTCTAATGATATTGCAAGTTTAACAGCTCGTTTCCTTAAAGATTGGGGAGGAGTAGAAGGATTTAAACTTCAAGAAAGAATTGACTTTGCTAATAAACACAAAGACTTTATCAAGACTGTTCTAGAGGGTAAAGAAGAACCTAAAGATAAAGAGGATAAACGAAACCCTGATGAAGTAGTTCCTATCAATAAAGAGTCTAAATCAGCCTCATTTAGGGTATTAGTGCCTTCTGACTTAGATAGGTTTCAAAGATGGTTCTTAAAGTTCATTGTGGAACAAGATAAGAAAGGCTGTGATGGAGGTAAGGTAAATCCCCTTACTGACGTTCACTTAGTAGTATCTGCAAAGAATGAGAGAACAGGTGATACAGCAGAGATTGAACTAACTGAAATCTTTAGAAGACAATGGGGATGTAACTGGATTGGTGATGATGCTAGTGGAGAAGGAATTTTCCCTAACAATAAACCACTAGAAGGTTATGACCTTATGTACTGTGCTTGGTATCTTAATAATGCTCAGAGGGATGCCCTATTTAGCGCAGGAGAGAAGATTTTTACTGTGTATGCTTTAGGTGAAGCTAAGATTACTCTAAGAAACTTCCTAAAGTTTAGTCATATTAACTAGGAGGATATATGAGTTTATATGGTACACATAAGAATATAGTGTTTAGGAAAAATCATAGAGAGGCTAAACAGTATAGACTAGAAAGACATGTAGAAAATCACCCTACAGATTATCAGTCAATCATTGCTAATGAAAAACTAAAGAGTGAGATATTCTACCTAGAATACAGACTAAAACAAGTGCTTAAGGAGATGGAGATAGATGGTGAAGAATATTAGAAGAGACTTAGTTCAGCGTATGAAGAACAGAATGCTTGCAGAAAGCATCATTGAAAGCTTTGTGAGTCAACTGATTAAGTCTAATGATAGAGGAGGAGCTGATGAGTTTATAAACTCTGAGGACTTCTATCTCACTCTTGATGGTAAAGAGGTATATTGCTATAGACAACTCAACCAAATTAAGCTAGATAATGAGGTATTTTCATATGATTTTACCAATCTAACTAATTTGTGTTTGGGTTTACTAGAGGATAAATTTTAGGTATAATTATTATGACAAATGCTTATAAGATAGCACAGAAATATGTAGGTCAATGTGTTGATTTTGACGGTCAGTATGGCTATCAGTGTGTAGACCTAATAGAAATGGTTGCAAGCCACTATGGGTTCTTTATAGCAGGTTATGGAGCTAAAGACTTAGGTGTTGCAAGTGACATATCCTCCTTTGCTGATGTTATACCATACACTCCTGGAATGACTCTAAAAGTAGGTGACATTATTACAACAAGAGAGCCTAATGGTGATGGTTGGACGTACGGTCACGTATTTGTGTATGGAGGAGGAGATATATCCAATGCCCTAATCATTGAGCAGAACTACCAAGGAGAATGTACAGTAGAGCATAGAAGAGCAATCGCTGGTTATGGTAATACTGTCCTTAATGTTATACGTATAAAGGGTCAAGATAACTATGAACCTCTAAGCTCTGATGGTGCTATTGTTGGAAATGCTAAGCAAGAGGGAGAAAACTTCATTGCAAGAGATTTCTATGAGATTACTTGTGATAGTGTTGATGGTATTAAGTCACCTGGAGACTCTACAGTAGTTGAGACATTCTTTAAGTGTAATAAGGTATCAGGAAAAATAAATGGTGATTGGCTAATTTATGATAAACATGATAACTCAGTTGCCTATATTCCTAAGTCTTGTGTTAAAAAGCTTGATGATTATTCAACAACTAAAAAAGAAGATAAAAAGTCCTATGATAAGCCTAATGGGTATGACTGGTTTCCTGATAAAACAGCAGATGGTTTAGACCAATCAGGAACACAGAAGATTTATTCACTGGCTCAGTTAATCTCTTTAGGTAGAATAAAAGATGATAACTTTGAGTGGACTTACTCATCAGGAGACTCATTCCCTAATAATGTAACTGTTCCAGGAAAAGGATTTAATGCTTATGGTTTCCTATCTGATGGAGAAGGTAATATAATCATGTCAGCACCTAAATCTTTTGGTGATGTAACAGGAAGAGTTTACAATACTCCTTTTGGTTTTAAAGGTAAAGTGTACACAACTAATGATAAAACATCCTTTGATGTTTACGTGAGGTAAAAGATGGTATATAAGTTAGATGAAGCAGATAAGCTTTGTGGGGTTACCTACATTGACTGGTCTAAAAAGTATTCACCTATCCCTAAAGCTACTTGTGAAATGCTAAAACAGCAGTGTGGAAGTGGTGGAGGTAGTGACAATACTCCTGAATTGTCTTGTGAAGACATTAAGAAACTACTCAAGGGTGGAGGGAATGATGATGTTCCTGAATTATCCTGTGAAGAAATTAAGAAGCTTCTAAAGGGTGAAGATAAACCTAAAGAAGATAAACCAAAGGAAGATAAGCCTCAAGAAGACAAACCTAAAGAAAATGATACACCTGGAGAAACAAATCCTCCTAAAGAGGAAAAGCCTAGTGACAATACAGGTGGTAACCCTACTGAGGATAAAGAAAAACCTAAAGAGCCTTCTGTGTTGACAGATGAAGAACTAGAGAATATTATTCCTAGACTATCTAATGATAATCTATTAGGTAAATATAAAGTAACACCTAAGAATAACTTGATTGGTGTAGAATATCCTAATGAAGATACTATTACAGAGTATAAGAAGGAAATAACTGATAAAGCCAAAGGTATTCCTGAGCTAGAAGGTTACACAGTTGAAGTTATTGTAGATAAAATTCCTTCACCTGAACCACAAGTAGGAGAACCCTTAAATCAAGCTCCTTTATACACTAAGATTATCAAGATTACTAAGCCTGATGGTAAGGTATACCAAACTGAGCCTATGAATATTGGAACTTCTAAAGAAGAAGATATTAGTATTTTAGAGCTAATGCCTAAAGTAGAAGGTAACTTCTCTGTTATCACTCAGAAAGATGGTCTTGTGAAATCTGTGACTGAGAATAGTCCAGATAAGAAAAGAGAGTTTGAAGATAGTGTAATCACTTATCTCAAGAGTAAGTTACCTGATGGAGCAACTGTAGAAGCTGTTCTAGGAGAACCTTCATATAAAGAAGGTAGTGAACTCATTGAAGGTAAAACTAACTATACACTTAATGTTAGAGTAACCGTAAATGGTAAAGTACATGAACAATCATATAATGTACTTCATATTGAAGAGGAAGAGCCAGTTGTTACTAACCCTGATGAGCCTGAACTTGATTTGAATGAGGTTAAGATAGAACCTCCTCAAACATTCAAATTTGTTATCTTTGATGAAATGTCAGACAGAATTGGTGCATTTGAACTAGAGAAACCTGGAGACTTAGAGAGAGCAAGAGAAGAACTTTTAAGTCAACTTAATAATGAAAAACTAAACCCTCAATTAAAAGACTTCAAGAAGAAAGTAGTTCTTTATAGAGATAGAACAACTATGCCTAAAGTAGGGGATAACCCATTTATTTATGGTAGTGAAATTGCCCCAGAGTTTATGATTACTTTAGTATCTCCAGGTGGTAAGGTGTACAGAACATATATGTCTACAGCAAATAACTGGCTGTATACTTCACAAGAATACTATAGAGGTACATAATGAATAACTTAATCATTAGATTGTTAGAGAACCAAGCAGTAATATCAGCTATTACACTATTGATTACAACAGCTTGTGGTCTAGGTGTAGCTTACTTAACACACAAAAGAGAACAACTAATTGAGTTAAGCAAAGGAGTTAAACGCTCAAGCTTACGCTCAGAATACCTTCAAATCTATAACTCTCATGACTTCACTGTGACTGAAAAGTGGGAAATGACTAGACCTCTTGTAAGTGAATATTTTAATAGCCTTCAAGGTAACCATTATATTCATGGACTAGATGAGAAGCTAGAAGGTCTATATGAAAAGGAGAAGAATAGTGGTAAAAATTGAAACACACAAGATTAGATGGAATACCCCACAAGTAGGTGTAACACCTTATCGACAAGTTCATGCTCACTCTACAGGGAATAAACGTTCTACTGTAGATAATGAAGCTGACTACCATTTAAGAAGACCTATTGACTCAGGCTTCTTTACACACGTAGTTGGTAATGGTAGAATACTCCAAACAGCTCAAACGAACCGTGGAAGCTATGATGTAGGAGGTGGATGGAACGCTGAAAGTTATGCTTCTGTGGAACTAATTGAAAGTCACTCTACTAAAGAAGAGTTCCTTGTGGACTATAAACTGTATGTAAACCTTTTACGTGATTTAGCTGTTGAAGGTGGTATTCCAGTAACACTAGATACTGATGATTTAGCAGGAATTAAGACTCACTACTACTGTACTTATCATCAGCCTGATAACCACTCAGACCACGTAGACCCTTACCCTTACCTAGAGAGTTGGGGTATCTCTAAAGCTCAATTCAAGAAAGATATTGAACAAGGTTTCAATCATGAAGAGGGTTGGAAGAAGAATGATAAAGGTTGGTGGTATGAGTACAAAGATGGTTCATACCCTAAGAGCAAATTTGCTAAGATTAAAGATGTATGGTACTACTTTGATGGTAGTGGTTATATGCTTGCTGACAAGTGGGTTAAACATACAGATGGATATTGGTACTATCTAGATAAAAGTGGTGCTATGCTTAAGGATGGATGGAAAGACATCAATGGTAAACGTTACTACTTCCTTAGCAATGGTGCTATGAAGACTGGATGGTTTAAAGATAATGACAAATGGTATTACCTTGATGCTGAAAAAGGTGATATGAAGAAAGACTACATGGTTAAAGGTGCTAACGGTTGGTATTACTTAGGTAAAGATGGAGTAATGGTGACTAATAAGACCTTCACTGTGTCTGCTGATGGAGTAATTGGTACTGAGGTAAAGGAGAATAAATGACTAAAGTAAAAGTTGAGCTTGAATGCTTGAAAGACCTATTGAAACGTGAGCCTATTGTTAAGGTTGTAAGTGAGCTTCCTAATAAAGAAACTGCTGACCTTAACTATATCTATGTAGTTCCTAAAGAAGGAGAGGGTAAAGATACTAAGGCTTATGTACTAAGACCTGACAGAAGTGGTTATGATGCTATTGACCTTACTCCTCAACTAGTAAATGTAGTTGGTGAAGGTTATATCACTGTTGAAAAAGAGACACGCAATGAGAATGGTGATGTTACATTTACTGTATCTACTTCTCCTTCACTTAAAGCACTATTAGAGTCATTAACAGCTAAGGATAATGAGTTAGAAGCTAAAGTAACTAACTTAGAAGTTAAAGACTCTGAACAAGATGCTAAACTAGATGCTTTGAAAGCTCATGGTGAACAAGTAGATGATGCCTTAGAAGCTGTAGGACAGAATATTGAGAAAACAGTAGACCTTATTGACAATAAAGTACAAGCACTTAATAAAGTCAATGAAAGTCAGAATAAAGATATTGCTGAATTACAAAAAGACTCTCAAGGTTTAAAAGAGTTGACTAGTGAATTAGGTAACTCAGTCAATGAACTAAACGACCAACTCAAAACACTAGATGGTAAAATTGATGAGGAAGTTAAAGCAGTACACACAGAAGTAGAAGATGTTACCAATGCTGTTCATAGTCTTGAAACTAATGATGCATCACAAGATGAGAAGATTAAAGCTCTTGAAAATAGAACAGATAACTTCATCAATAATGTTGCTGTGTCTAAGGCTGATGGTAAAGTCAAATTGACTTATACTCGTGTGGATGGTTCTTCTAGTGAAGTAGAGTTTGAAGATAGCGATACTGTTACCCTTGCCTATGATGATGAACCATTGAAGACTCGTATTAAAGCCTTGGAAGACAAGGAAGATAAAGATACTATCTACAATGATACAGAGCTTAAGAACAGAGTTAAAGCATTAGAAGATAAACCTGAACCTCCTCATGAAGCAAACCTATTCTATGCTAAAGGTGATATTATAGGTATTGGTACTGAAACTGATATAAGAATTACAAGAGATGAGCTTGTAAATGCTGACACTATCAAAGTAGGAGATACAGTAGTAGACCATTATTGGGATAATAAAGTCTTTAATACTGGTATGTTTAAAGTAGTTTCTATAGATGGTGATAACATTGTGCTAAATGGTGTTAATAACATCAACTACAAACACCCTAAACAAGAACTAACTCTAAAAGGTAATGAACTATCTATCTCAGATGGTAACTCAGTCACACTTCCTAGTGGTACTGTGTATGATGATACTGAGTTGAAAGGTAGAGTTACTACACTAGAGGGTAAAACTGATAACTTTGTATCTAATGTCAGTGTGTCAAGAGAAGGAAATACAGTAAAACTTACTTACACTATGGTAAATGGTGATACTAAAGAAGTAGAATTTACTGATAATGATACTGTATCTTTAGCTTATGATGATAGTGCATTAAAATCTAGAATTGAAGCATTAGAGAAGAAACCTGATAAGGATACTGTGTATAATGACTCAGAGCTTAAGGAACAAGTAAATGACCTAGGAAGCTCTGTAGCAAGTGCTCTTCATGACATTAGTGAAATTAGGGTAAACAATGAGTCTAGACTTAGTGCTCTAGAGGGTAAAGAGGATAAGGATAAACAGACATTATCTCTTGAAGGAAATACACTAAGTATTTCTAATGGAAATTCTGTAGAGCTTCCTACTCCTCCTAAGGTTAAGCCTACTAAGGTTACTACTAACTCAGAAGGAGTTACTGTAACTCACACTGAAACAGAAGATGCTAATACCTATAATGTAAATATTGATGGTGCTTTAGAAAAATACTATGATAAGTCAAAAACTTACACTAAAGAAGAAGTTGATAATATTGTAGCTAAGCAAGAAGATAAAGCAACTGATATTACTGTGTTCAGAGGTACTTTCCCTAACAAGGAGAAAGTTATGGAAGGTTCTGTAGATAGGGATATATCACCTAGAGCTACACTTACTTACTCTAGTAGCACAGGTGTAGGTATTGCTAGGATAGACTTTAAGATTATGAGTGCTGTCAGCCAAAACACTATAATTGTACAGTTACCTGATGATGCACCAACACCTGCTGAACTCATTGAAGCTCAAGCATGGGTTGGTAATGTTGCTACATCAATTTGGATTGGTAAAGGTGAAAGAGTTGTCAGAATGGTACATACAGATAACCCTGAAATCTTTGGTAAACGTATTATCATTAACATTCCTGGTATCTTTAAGAAGAAAGGTTAATTAAATGAAACTTAACAATGAAGTATATGATGCCTTAAAATTCATTGTTACAACAGCACTCCCTGCATTTACAACATTTGCAGGGGTTGTTGGTGTTCAATTAGGGTATGACATGACAACACCTGTAGTTATTCTAACTGCATTAGATACTTTCTTAGGAGCACTTATAGGGCTTTCAAGTATCTCTTATAAAAAAGAAAATGAGTAAATAATATGTCAGATAATTGTTTAGGAAAAGACTGTAATTGTGAGAAAATTGAACCTTCATCTAGCAGTTGTACTAAACTTCAAGAATTAAATGACTTACAGATAAGACCTAGAATGAGAGCTATCCTTACAGCTGAATGGTGTAACTTACCAGAGGCTATAAGGAGAGCTTTCTATGGTGTATGGTGTGTGTTAAAGAACATCATTAACCAGTTGTGTTATATTATCAATAAGTTAGAATGTTTAGAGGCAAAGGTTAATAAGCTTTGTGAAATTGCTAAATGTCAAGACCAAAGGTTATCAGGACTAGTAGACCATATTAAGGGTAAAATGTTGGAAAACGTTTCCTTTAGTATGAAATCTAGTGGTTCTAGCACAGACCATAACGGACAACAGACTTATACAAAAATAAGTACACAGCATGATGGTTCATTTACTCTTACCTGGAACATGGTTGATGATACTGAGGTAGGTAAAGGAACTGTAAACGGTAAAGTTGCTCACATGTACACAATGAATGAGGATGGAACGATTAAGGCTTACATTAGTAAGGTAACGTTCTCATCTATCAACTATACTACTTCTGCTTCAAGGCAGTTTAGTAACAATGCAACTTTCTCTATTATAGATAATACAGGAAGAACAATTTTTACTAAGTCTTATAACCCTGGAACAAGCTTCTCAGATAAACCTGCTGATTTAGATGTGGGTACTTCTGTAATTCTTCAACCTCAAGGTGGAAATACTGGAGATGTTACCCTATTCAATACACTAGATGAGTGGGTATCTGCTTCAACAAGAGGGGTAGTTAAGGCTAACTATGTAAATAATAACTCTCCATTACCTAAAGCAGAAGGATGTGTTATTGATTGTGATAACTGTTAGGAGGTAATATGTTCGATTATTGCCCTAATTGTAAATGTAAAACTAGATTTTACAAAAGACATGAATGTGATAAGATGAAGCATGACCTTGCAGATAGTATTAAACTAGCAGGTGATGTGATTGCAAGTGGTGAAGAGTGTAAACTCAAAGAAAATACCACTCACGGAATATTCCGTATTTGGTGTGTACTTGATAATATCATTAAAATCCTTTGTGATATTTATAAGAGAATGAAGTGCTTACAGAAAAAGGCACAAAAGGTATGTGAAGCTCAACACTGCTTACAAAGTAGAATTGCAGATGTAAATAGAGCTATTGGAGTGTTTAACTCAGACCAAGCTAATAAACCTTCTACTGAACAGCAAGATTGGGAAAATGCTAAGCTTAATGCTGAGAGAGACTACCAAGTTAGACTATCTGCCTATAACAGTAGAAAACAAGCTCATGATAGAGTAATTGCTGATTACAATAGTAGACTACAAGCTTATTATAGGAGAAGAGATGCTTATGAAAGAGAAAAGCAAGCCTATAATAATGCTCAAAATAGCCAACAAGGTAGTCAAGGTCAATGGCAAGAAGCATGGGGTACATTTGTTAAGTCAGGTGCTCCTCATGACGTAGCTATGGGAGGTTCTCCTAGTAGCTCTATTCATGGTTTATCACTTGCTACAGCTCATAGAGAGAATAAAGGTAGAGGGGTATTCTTTAGAAGCCTTAATGATGCAGGAACTTCTGTGGAAATGAAACTAAGCCTTATTGGTTATGCCTATAAGAGTAGTGGAGTTGCAGGAAATAATGGTAGATATGTACAGTATGGTGGTACTTATGACTGGTATCTAGACTACTATGTATCTACTGATGAAGGTAATAGCTATAGTAGGGTAGAAACTAATATCCTACTAGCAAAACACGCTGATACTAATAACCTTGCCTATGCTGATAACTGGCAAGCTTCAACGATTGATTGGACTAGGGTAATCAAACTACCTGATAACTTCACACACTTGAAGACTGAGGTAAGAGGTGATGAACCAGGTGAAAGACATCAGAATATCTACACAAGAGAGCAGATTATCAGAAAACCTTTCCCTCCATTCACAGAGCAACCTCCTCAAAGACCTAATGATAACTTTAATGAGAAGCCTCCATTACCTCCAACAATTCCTCCAAAACCTGAGAAAAAGGTTGAGAAAATTCCATTGATAACTGATGCTTGTGACCTTCTAGACTGTAAGTTTGACTGCTTTATCAATGACTAAATAAGAAAGAAAAGGTAAATATATGTCAGATTGTATTAACTGCCAATGTGAAGACATTGTAGTAGGTCGTACTGCATGTAATTCACTTAAAAAGCAGAATGATGATAGAATAAAGTTACATTCACTTGTGTTAAGAGATACTTCCTTGTGTGATATTCCTGAACAGACATCTAAGGCTTTCTATTCTCAGTGGTGTTTTAATAAGAATATTACTAGTCAGCTTTGTTGGTTAATGGATAATAGCTCAGGAGGAGGTAAGACCTATAAAGCAGGGAAAGATATTACTATCTCTGATGATGGAACTATCTCTTTCAGTGGAACTATCCCTAAACCAACAGCATCTTATAATGACTCTGGTATTAAGTCTGATTATAATGCGTTAAGGGATGATTTTAATAGACTTAAAGCTAACTATGCTAAACTAGAGGGTGCTTTAACTAAGATTATTAGTAATCTAGCATCAAGTGGAGCATGGACTGGTGGAATAGAAGGTAGCTTTGCTCCTAATAGAAATATTGCTACAGGTAACATTAACGTATTTGGAGGAACACCTGATGGAAGTGCATTCATTAGAACTAACAGTGGAAGCACAGAGAACGACTTAGCAGGAGGTATTAACTAATGGGTTGTTATACATGTAGTGGAAATCCTAATACTTGGTGTAATCAATGTATGCCTGCTCAAGATACATGGGTAGCTCCTGTAGATAAACTTCCTGATGTTTTTATGGGTGATAGAGACCACATGTATCTATTGCCTAATGGAGACTTATTCATCTTATCTCCTGATAGAACTAGATGGATAAAGGTAAATGGTTCAGGTAATTCTGTAGCCTATGATGATGCAGAAGTTAAGAGAAGACTTACTCAACTTGAAGGCAAGACAGACAACTTTGTGTCAGGTATTGGTGTATCTAGAACAGATAATAAGGTTAAGCTTACTTACACATTTATTGATGGAACTAGAAGAGAAGTTGAGTTTGAGGATAAAGATACTAAGTCTATTGCCTATGATGATACAGCTCTTAAGTCAAGAGTAAAAGCATTAGAGGATAAGCCTGATAAAGACACAGTATATGATGATAGCTCACTAAAAGCTAGAGTTAAGGCTCTAGAAGATAAACCTGCTCCTACAATTAAGAAAGAACCTGTACATAGGTTTCATAATGGAGATATTCCAGGTACAGCCGATACTACAAACACAAGAACAATTCATATAAGTAGTATTTTAAATTCTGATGGAATTAAGGTAGGAGATACTGTAGAGGACTTCTATGCAGATAAGAATACTGTGAATAGAGGAATTTGGGTAGTAACTGCTGTAAATAGTGATGCAGGAAATGTAACTGTGAGAGGTATGGGTAATCGTAATATTAACTTAAGGAAAAATATTACATATAACCAAAACACTAGACAGTTATCTATTGAAGGTGGAGATACCATTACCCTACCTAATGATAAACAGACTATTACTAAACAAGGTAATCGCCTTATCCTATCTAATGGTGGAGGAGAAGTAGAACTACCAACTCCTAAAGACTCTGTGCCTTATGATGATACATCTCTACGTAATAGAATTACAGCTCTAGAAGGTAGAACTGATAATGATAGACAAGCTCTTACATTAGAAGGTAATAAGCTAAAACTTACCAATGGTGGAGAAGTAAACCTTAGTAAGTTTGATACTCCTGTTTTGAGAATTGCTACAGATGATATTAGAGAACCTGCATTATTTGAAGCAAAGACCACAATTCCATTAAACTCTATTGCCAATAAAGAAGGAATTAAGCCTGGTGATATTGTTCAAGACATTATTAGTTATAGAGCAGGAGGAGCAGAGTTTAACTACTGGAAAGTAACTGCTGTAGAAGGTAATAATGTTAAACTCATGTATGTGTACCAAGACATAACAAGTGGTTACAATGATGGTGAGTTAAGAGGAAAAATACAAGCTCTTGAAAATAGACCTATTCCTACTAAGCAGAGATTATCTCTTTCAGGAAACACTCTATCTCTTACAGATGGAGGTTCAGTAACTCTTCCTCAAGGAACAGCTTATAATGATGCAGATGTCAAGAGAAGATTGACTGCATTAGAAGGTAAAGCTGACAATGACAAACAGACATTAGCCTTTGATAACAACACAAGAAGGTTATCAATCTCTAATGGTAATAATGTCACTATCCCTAGTGATAAACAAACTATCAGCAAGAATGGTAACAAGATTGTGCTGTCTAACGGAGGTGGAGAGGTAGATATTCCTACTGCTACACCTTACAATGATGCAGACATTAAACGTAGATTAGGTGTGCTTGAAGCTAAACCTGATAACGATAAACAGACTCTATCAATCTCAAATAATAGACTTACTATCTCTAATGGTAACTCTGTAGACTTACCACAACCTAACCTATCAGGTTATGTTCCTATTGCAGAGTATAATAAGCTAAAAGGTGCTCTAGAGACTCTACTAGGTAACTTAAAGACTTCTGGTGCATGGCAACAAACAGGTGCTACAATCTTTGAAGGTAAGTTCTACAATGGTAGAAACATTGCCACTGGTAACATCAACGTCTTTGGTGGTACTGCGGATGGTTACCACTTCATCAAGACAAGTAATAACCTAAATGAAAATGACTTAGCAGGAGGTGTATAGTATGGCAAGTTATAAAGATGGAGTAGGTCAGTACACCTGGGGTAAGTTTAACTCTACTGCTGAATACCAAGACATCTACATGGTAGGTGGTATGGGTGAAGGTGATACAAGTGACTATTTCTATATACCTTCTGAATTACTTAATGAAGCTAGAAGTAGAAATTATGGTACAGGTATCCATTTTTGGAGGGATGGTAATAAGGTAAATATTACCATCAACCTCCTCCTTATTACTGCTGATAGTAACCAAAGGTTTAGGACTAATGGTTACTATGTTGGTAATTCAAGTGTAGACTACCCTTTCTATGCAAACATTCAGTATAAGAAAAAGAGTACTGGAGAATGGGTAAAGCTAGGTGATAACTTAATCACAACTAACTATGGAGGACAGCCTCTTTTCAAGAAAGAAGGATGGGATACTCAGAACTCTGGTTACTTGTGGAAGACCTTTACCTATGACCTAGACCTCACAGACATAGACCAATTCTCTATTGGTGTGCATGGTGAAGATACTAATGTCTATAAATGGAACTACTATAAGGTTGAGCAAGTATTTAAGCCTGAACCTCCTAAGCCTAAACCTACTGGAACTTTAATAGTAAACTATGTAAACCAAGAAAACGACCAACAGATGAAAAATCCAAAGGTTGTTGAAGGTATTGAGGTAGGTACTACAGTCACAGAAAACTATGTAGCCTTTCCAGAATATACAGTAAATATACCTACTCAATCTGTGACTATTAGACCAGGAAATAATACAATTTTCTTCTTCTACAGCAAGGTTAAGCAATTCATTAGACCGTGGGCTATTAGAAAAAGTGGTACATGGAAATCATTGCAAACCTTGAACACACACTTTAAGATTAGAAAGAGTGGAACATGGAAAACAATGCCTAATGAGGATATTGAGTCAACTAAGGTAGGTCAAGCTAACTACTCACCAAGTAGAATTAGAAAATCAGGTACATGGAAAGCTCAAGGAAAGGTAGGTAGCTAATGGCTCTTACAGATAATAAAGAAACACGTATCAATGAGGCTTCTTTAACAAGCTATAAGGAAAACCCTAAAGATAAGTGTTGGTATGACGATTGTGATTGTGAAGATATTCCTATTGCAAACTGTGATGCCTTAGTAGATGAGAATAATAAAGGTGTAGGACGATTTGCATGTATGGCAGAAGGTCAGAAGTGCTATAACCCTAAATTCTTTAGTTCATTCATTAAAAAACTAGCTTGTCAACTTAATCATTATATTCAAAACATTTGTGCTTTATGGGATATGGTTCAGTGTATGGGTGAATACCTAGCATCTATTGGTGATATGGGTAAAGTTCATGTAAACTACTCAAGAAACTCTGCTGTATCATCTGCTACATTCCACTTCCCAATCACAAAGGAATATGATGTATCACTCTATATGGACTCTACGACTGGTGTAGACCCTGACAATGATGATAATAGACGAAAGCTTACTGATAGAACCTATAGAGCATACATTAGATGGTGTGCTGATGGTACTACACTTAAAGCTAATGAAGATAACACAATGCAATTTGTGGTATATCACAGTGGAGAGTCTTATACTAACGATATGCTTAAGCAACGTTCAGTTCACTGGCAAATGACTGGTGTTACTGATGGAGCTATGGAAATGTCTGATACTCTTATCGTTCCTGCAGGTCAACATATTAAAGTAAGGGTTGTTCCTGAAAATACTGCTAGTGGTGTGTTTAGATTACACCAATTCAAGGTAGAGTATGTTCCTGTGATTGAAGGAAAAGACTTACCAGACTGTCTTAAATTCACTGAAATTCCTAAATCAGATTGTAATTGTTAAAACAAAAAAAGAGCCTTAATTGGCTCTTTTCTTTTTATACTTTTAGTCCTTTTGGTTCAAATGTAACATTGTTATCAAGTACATAATAGCATCTGTTAATGTAAGGAGCATGTGAGTTTAATACTTTCCTTCCTGAATGAAGTAATATATGAGTTTTATCACTAATGAATAGGTTGTAAGCATAACCTTTAAGAGAGATATAGTAACCATCTAAAGCTCTTTCTTTAAGAAAGGCTCTTTTGATATATTCAACTTCACCTCTTAATAAGAGTTTATTTATTTCATCAGCAGTAATCATACAACTAACCCCTTATGATAATCAATCTTTGTAAATACTCCTCCATTGTTAGTTCTTATAGTATTACCATCACGATTAGTAATGCCTATAAACCAACACCTTCCATTAGCATTTTCATTCTCAAACACTCCCTCATGGAATACATAACCATCACCACCCATCAAATCATAATCAACAACAGGTTCGTCTGCTATGAATAGGCACTTAACCTGACCTCTTTCATTGGTGAGTGATATAAGTGAACCTCTTATCTCATCTTTTGTATAAGGGCTAAATATAGAGCCATGACCTTCAACTTTAGGAGTATGATTACTCCACTCTGAAACAATTTTCCATGAACTAATCTCTTTATAACTTATCATACCATAACTCCTTTTACTACATGTTTCACGTGAAACATTCCACCATAGGTAGTGTAGATAATTCCATCAACCTCTTTGACTACATCCACAAACCAACATCTACCTTCTGCTCTTTCATCTTTGAATGCTCCTTTGTGTAAAAGGTATTGGTCTTCTGTTACTGATTTAGTATCTAAGACAGGTTTATTTGCAATGAATAAGTAGGAAGTGAAAAAGCTATTCTTAAATTGTAGTGATATAAGTAAACCACTGCCTATTTCTATACCGTTAATATCATCTATTGCTCCATAACCTTCAATTTTGAGCTTATAACCACGGAAGCCTTTATCTAATTCATACGTACTAAGAACACCATAGTCTATCATTTTTTCTTACCTCTTATATATCTTCCATATAGAGCTTGATTACCTTTAAGCTTGAGCTGTTTTTCTGTGTAAGTTACATAGCCAGTACCTACCATATATGGATATAGTAAATTCTGTTCAGCTCTAATTAGCTTTCTTTGTCTCCTAAGTTTCTTCTGTCTTTGAAGATTTCTAGTTGAAGCTATAGCCTTACCTAGTTCAATATGCTGTTTCTCTAGCTCTATATACTTGTCAGAAGCATACTCAGGACTAATAGTCTTCTCCTCTGATTTCATAGTACCATAACTCCTCTCCATTTCTTTTCAAAATGATTGATACATCATCTTCATTAGTCTTAGTGTAATTCCTATCATCACCAATCCATTCTCTAATGAACCTATTTCTCAGTATGTAGTTATCTACTTCTACTGTGTGATAGCAGTTACCTAGTTCATCAATTCTCTTAAGAACCCACATTTTATTTGTAGTAGTCATACATACTCCTTGCAATCACAATTCCACTAATTCTACTCTTAGCCTTTTTATCTTCCCTAAACCTAGATAGTACTCCTCCTCTACTAAATGAGTAAAGTCTATAGCCTAATAGCATTTGGGTAACGTCATGAGGTAAAATAAGTCTTTCCTTATTATCTAGAAATGTCTGCTCACAATACCATTCCATGATTTCCTCTGTGAACTTTTCATATTTCTCTACCCTAAAGGTCTGACCTGTAATCATAGAGAACATTTCTCTAGCATTCTCAGGTACACACTTGATAAAGTCTACCTTTACCTCTAACTCATTGATATAGCTAATGTCAGATGCTAACTGATAAGCCATAAAATACTTAATTCCATATACATTTTCAAACTCAATGAACTGTCTAGCTATCTCAGAGGTCTTCCACTTATAGAAGTTATCCTTTGGAAGCTTATCTAAAAAGTCACAAGTCACAGCAAGTAGAAAATCTCCTCTAGAAAGTCCAGTTATTCCTGTTCTTGTTAGTGGAGTAGAGTATCTATTTATGAGTGAAGTAGTTTCTCTATTCAAGTAGTTGGCTAGTTTATCAAGCTCTACTAAGGTCAATACACCTTTACTATTTGTGTATCGTCTTACAACACTACTATCACCTACCATTCTATAGGCTAATATAGTGATAAGTTTATCCCTTAAAGGTACTGGATGGTTATTCATAGTCCTAATGATTAGTTGTGAAGTTGCATCTAGGTACTTTAAGTTGTTAGGGTAGTGTTTTCTTGATAAAGGTTTTCTCTTAAGGTCTTTTAGACCATACTTATATTCAAAGGCATCCCTACGTAAAAGTATGTAGTCTTTGAAATTTTCTAAGGTAATTGTCATTTCTTCCTCCTAGGTATGTATAGTGCAGTTGCTAATAAAATAGATGTGTAGAAACGTTTACAAAAAAGGTTGTAGGGGCAATATGAACTAAAGCACTATACACACTTAGGAAGGAGCAATGGCAAACTCCTCCCACAGAAAGGAAAATAATCATAAGGCATTCACGCCAAACCAAGAGGGATATTCCCTCATGGAAGTAATAAATAGGTAGGTAGGGAACTATATAAAACACACAAAAAACAACCTAGACATAATGTATTTATTACCTCTATGAGAGAAATAGCAATTAAGCTATACTCTCTTTTAATTATTCTGCATCAGACCAATCATCATCTTCATCATCAGCTTCATCAGCTTCTTCTGAGTCTTCCTCATCTGCATCTTCAAGTGTGAAGTAGCTTGTTACATTCCAAGTTGGTTTGTCATTGTAAGGTTCACCTTCTGAGATAACAATACCTACGTATTTACCTTCCAATTCAGACTCTTCAACTTCTTCTTCATGTTCCATACCACATGCTTTCAAGATGCTGTATAGTTGTTCACGTCCAATGTTGTTGTCAACGATACGTCCTGTGATTGTCTTAGGAGCATTCTTACCGAACTCACCTTTAAACACAATTTCCAACATATCTAGACCTGATGTCTTAGAAATCTTTTGAGTTACTCCTTGAATTAGAGCCTCATATCGTCCTGCTTTATAAGCAACTTCTGTTTTTTCTTGTGGTTTAATTTTAATAACTGACATTATTCCTTATCTCCTTTTAGTTTAGCTTGTGTTGTTCCATCAGTAAGACCTACTAATAATTCCCATGTTGCATTAGTGATAGTATCAGGTATAGTTAGGTCAGGTTTTCTTGTTACCTTAAGTGTATAAATAGGATTTCCTGCTAGTCGTACTTGATAGAAGTCTTTTACCTTCTTCTCACCTTTAACCACCTTAGACTTAGTTACACGCTCAGTATGACCAATAATACGTGCTGATGCTGTCAAGTGACTAGCTAGTGAAGGCATAAGGTTAGGAATAACTTGAGCAGGTACATCTTCATCTACAACATCTTCAATGTTGATAGACTTTTCTTGACAGATTACATACACATTCTTACCTTCATAAGAAAGGCTAACTAGCTCATCAATAAGAGCTTTCAAACGTGTATTTGCATCACCATACATAGGTAAAGTCATTTTCTTAGAGTTAGCTGACTTCATTAAGTCTTTATAGCAAAGCTCTTGAACATTAGTCATATGGTCTATAGCAATACTATCATAGTCTTTTGCGTAAGACAATGCTTCTAATACATCATCCCATGTAGAACATTCTGCTACAGAGAAACGCTCATCTTGTGACACAGAAGCCAACCCTTTATCTGTGTCTAGGATAAGTACATTCCCTGGAAGAGAGTTAATAAACGTAGTCTTTGAACTACCTGGTTTACCATATAATACGGTTAAGGTATGTAATCGGACTTGTGTAAGTTTTTTGATTTTCATTTTATCTCCTTTATTTTCCTGTTGAACCATAACCACCTCTATCAGTATTGCCTAGTACATCTACCTCAACAATACTTACATCAGGTTGGTTTTTAGTAATTCTAAATTGACAAAGCCTTTGTCCTTTTTCCACACTACCATCTTTAGTTGCATAGAACTTAGCTCCCCAATAGTCATTATCACCACAGAAAGAGTTATCAATAATTCCCATACTGTTTGTGAGCAATAGTCCTGTATTTTGGAAAGTGCTTGAGCGAGGAAGTAAGTGAGCTTCGTAACCTTTAGGAAGTTCCATAGCAACACCAAAGTCAATAACAACAGTATCGCCTTTTCTGTAAGTAACTTTAGTATTAGATGCTAGGTCTACCCAATCACCAATACTTAAGTCCTTAATAGGGCTAACATCACTATTCTTATACTTAAGTAAGATTACCTTTTTGTCCTTTACAAAATAGTAGTATAGGTCAAAAGAGATAACAACTAAGAATAAAAATGCTAACATTGTGTATAATAATTCAAGTTTAGTCACTTAATTTACTCTCCTTTATCCTCTCATCATCAATCAATTCATCCAATAAATACTGCATAGATGCACAGTAATAAAGATAATTTTCTAACTTTGTAGTGTGTGTAGCTTTTTGCATAAACATGAATTGTTTTTCTGATAAATCTTCTACCTCTGATGGTGACAGTAGGTAAAATTTTCTTGAGAAGTACAAATCATTAGTTTCATTAAATGTTGAGATAGCTTTATCTAGGAATACCTTTGCTTTAAGTAAATCATCAATACCATTTTTATACTTGTATCTCCAGACATACTTAACAGCACAAGCTATCAAAGGGTCAAGACCTGCTTTTATCCAAAAATCCCAACACTGTAATCTGTTCTGTGTATACCTTTTAGGATTTACAATATCTTCTTTCATTTCTTGCCTTTCCTATCTAGATAAGCAAGACCTAGAATGAGCAATACTAATAATAAATCCTTTAATAAGCTTACTGTATTACTATCCATTACCTACCTCTTTCACCTTTAGCTTAAGCTCCACAAGGTCATTCTCAGCTCTTAAAAGCTCTACATAACGCTTAGACGATAGTGACACAGAAGTTACTCCATCAATACCTCCTACAAGGTCTTTGAAGTTTCTTTCACCTTCTCTATCTTTCTGAGCAATTCTATCTTCTAGATACCTATTAGACTGTTTGTAAAATTCAATATTTTCTTCAAGATTATGGTTCTTGTAAAGCTGACCTATTAGAAGTACAGCAGTAATTAGGATAAGTGCAACAGTAATACTAATATCTTGTGTCATTTACTAAACCTATAGTGCTTCACTAAGAAGCCTTCACCTTTCATTGTTACTACAATATTTTCATCTGTGAGTTTATCAGAAAGACCATTGTAATAAGTATCTCCCTTAAAGTCACCTTCAATATAACTCACTACAGCTTCTTTACAGTATGGTTCAAACTGAGAGAATATATTAGCTCCACCAATTACCCAAAGGTCTTTATCACTTTCTTCATAGAAGTCAATTACCTCTTTAACTGAATGAGCAATATACACATTCTCATCATCATACCCTTCAATCTCATCTTTAGTCGTAAGAACAATGTTAATTCTGTTCTTCAAAGGAGTGCTTCCAATGGATTTCCATGTATTATGACCCATAACAATAATTCCACCAGTTGTTTGGTTTTTAAAGAAGTTCAAGTCTGACTTATTAGACCAAGGTAGTTTACCTTTATCTCCAATCAAACCATTACTATCTTGTGCCCAAATAAATTTAACCATTTTACCTTACCAATAAACAATAGCAGAATACTGAAAGTGATAACCTCTTTCACTAGTTGAGAAGCTAATTTTAACATTCTCCTTATTCCTAATGAAATTGTTTATATCAAACTCAAGTCTATCCATACTAGTGCTATTAAATATTTTACATTTCATATTAAAAGTAAAGGCTACACAGACTAACCATGTAGCCTCCTCCTAAATTAGTCTTCTACTTTAACTAGGAAAGCTTCATGATTGAATTGAGGGAATTTCTCATCAATTTCAGCCATTGTGAACTTACCTACTTTATCAGTACCTTTACCAAGTACATCAGCTTTTTCTGTGAACCCTGAGAGTTCTCCATTTGCATTGATAGCAATGTAAGGAGCTTTTACGTTACGTGGTTTCTTACCAATGTAGATAACATAACGTGGTTCAGAAGGAGCTTTAACTTCTTCTTGTCCTTGAGATAAGCCTGTTAGGTCAATTCCTAATGCTCCTGCGATTGCAACTAGTAGTTCTGTATTGTTAGCCATAATGCCAACCTCCTTAAAATATTTCTGTAGAGGGTTTATTGTGATTTTCTCTACCACCACATAATAAGTTTATCAAAAACGTGTTACTTTGTCAATACCTTTTTTAAACTTTTTTGAAATTTTTTTCAATAAATTCATCAAGGTCTTCTGTGACGTCACCAATATACACTTTATAAAGGTAATCATATACGTTAGGTTGACGTTTAGTTGGAGGAATATACATACGTAAATTAGGATTTTTAGCAATCATAGAAGACAATTCACAAAATTGCTCAAACATATCCTCACAACGATATTGGTTATAGGTAAACTTGATATGTTTAACTCTATAAGCTCTTCCAACAAGCTTCTCTTTAGGGTTTACACACTCAAAAGAAAAGTCCTTTACCTTATAACCTAACTTAGTCATAACTTCCATGTACATATTGGCTTGTAGACTATACTTAAGCTTATCCATCTGTGGAGCTTCACTATAGGTCTTATAGTCAATTAGAGACACAGTACCATCACCATTGTCAATTACAGCATCAATATAGCCAATAAACTCATGACCATTAGGTAAATCATATACAATTTCCTTCTCAGTCTCACTTACCTTAGAGAAGTCTACAATGTCTTCTTCGTTTAGGTAACGCTCAATAGCCAATAAACCTGTCATTCGTGCTTCATCACAGAATGGTGAGTGTTCATGGACTGATAAGGTTAGATGCTTAACTTTTTCCTCAGTAAGCTTACCTTTGTGGTCTGCCATAATCTCCATAGCTGTATGGAAGATAGTACCTCTATCCATGTACTTAGTACGTTCAGGGTCAGGTAGTTCTTTATATTCTGCAATATACTTACACCAGTGTTCCCAAGGATTTTCTAGGTAAGTATTTAATCGTGATACACTAAATCTCACTAATCTAATCTCACTTTCTCTGATTTAATGAATTGTATATTCTTAGTATTTAAATGAACAGCATATAACTGCTTTAAGTTTTCACCCAAAATAATTATGGATATAGGGTTACCTAAGAAGAAATTGCGTTCCAGTTCATTCTTTTCTCCATGAGTCATGAAACAACTTAAGCTCTCATTACTACCTAATTTTATGTAAACATAATATAGGTTGCTTAGCTCTTCTCCTAATTTAACCGATAAGACATCTACATTAGAATTACTATCATAAGCTACTGTCAATATCTTTCTCCCTCTTACATCTTTCTATAGCTGAGTGGATATATCCAAGTACATGGTTCATGAGTGGTGTAGGATATTGGTGTGCTAGTCTTTGCATCCTTCTCCAATATTCAAGCTCTGTTTCCATTAGTCCTCCAACTCTGTAGCAAATTGCCAAGCCCATGATAAAGGAGACTCTTTAATCATTTCTTCTGTAATTTTGGTAGTAGATTGTCTTGAGTGTTGCTCTAACTTAGCTAATGACACATAATTATGGTCTCCTAGACCTAAGGTATAGTCACTATACACTACCACACGTTTATATAAACCATGACCAACTGGTACAGCTACACAGTAGTATTTTTCCTTCTTTACTTTGTACCCATTTACCCAAGCAGTTAAGAAGGTTTCTTGATTTTCATTTGATAGGAAATAAGCTCTCAACTTATCAGCATCTGACATTCTAGCATAGTTATGTAAGGTAACATTCCACACATACATAGCATTTATCATACCAACATTTGTTGCTTTACAATACTCAAGCCAGTATCCTACATAATCAGGAATTTCTTCTTTTGGTGTGCTATTCTCCATAGCATTATCAAACTTACCTTGCTCATACCCTTTATGATATAGCTCTGAGGTAATTTCACTACCAAACTCTTTAAGCAATGAGTATAACCATTCAAACTTGTGAGTATCATCCATATTCTTAATCTTATTTAACACTTGTTTAAGTGTAATTTTATTTTCTTCCATTAAAAATCTCCTTACTTGTTATCTAAATGATAAATCAAAGTATCAAATCTCATACCTAATGAATAATCAGCACTAGTTCTTTGTGTACGCTCTGTGTTAAGCTCTTTCCTTAAGTTCTTAACTTCATGGTCTAGTTCATTCATCCTTTTCCAACTTATACAAATCACTAGAATTGCTACCAATGTCAGTAACCCACTTACCAAAAAGAACAGCTTTGAGAATATCTTTTTCATTTTCTTTTGTGATAAAGTTTCCATTATCCAATTCCTTTACTGTATCAACAACTCCTAAGTTGTTTTTCTTACATTCCTTAATAGCTCTAGCAATGGTAATATCTAGAGTAGGAATATTGTTATTTATATATTCAAATAAGTCTACTTCAAATATTTGTGATAGTCTTTTTAGATTAGATGGTGAAGGAATATTTTCACCTTTTTCCCAACTAGCAATTCTAGAGTTACCAATATAACCCATTCGTTTTGCTAATTGCATCTGTGTCATTCCTTTAGAGATACGAAGCTCTCTTATCCGTTTACCTAGTACGTTCACTTATAGTAAACCCCCTTTTTACTTTTTCTTCTTTTGGTTTTTCCACAATGAAGCTAGAGTATTCAGGATATTTCTCTGCTAAGTCTTCTTTAGTAGACACAACAGTATACTTATTAGGTTCTACAGACCAACCAATATCTCCATTTTTATACTTACACAGATAATGCTCAGAAGGTAATTTAACATAGCAAAGAGTTCTTTCCTCTTCAACAGTGTATGCAGAACATAATACTGCTCTACCTAATCTATCTACCATATCATCAATTTCACTGTAGTTCCTATTTCTCATAAGAATGCTTCTCCAGTAAATCATTGATTGTGTCTTACTTTTTAAAACATAGTTAATATATCCTAAAGAACTAACCTTTTCCATCATTGTGCTTTTATTAAGAGTATCTACAAAAGAAGCTTCATCTTTGCTTAATTTAGGTATTTCAATTTCTACCTTTACTGAATTAGTAAGAGTTTCTTCTGTTTCCATTACTTTATTGATTTCTGATTTACTATAATAGTCTTTAACTTTTTGCAATGAGTCTACTCTAATTGTTTCTAAATCACCTGACAAAAACTTGTTTAAAGTATGGTAAGAAATTCCAATATCTTTACATAGTCCTTCTTTTGTCATTATTTCTAGACTCTTTAATAACTTTTCTTTCATGTTATCTCCTTTCTGTATACTAGTATATATCAATTTCGGATAATTGTCAATAGAAAAATTGAGAAATAATTAAAAAATTTTAATTATTTCCCATCTTCCTTGAGTTGGTCTGTTAAACAAGCACTACATGGAGTAACTTCATACCCTAAAAATAATGCAATTACCTGATTAGCCACTCTAGATTGCTCTAAGAAAATATGTTTAACTACATCATTAGCTAAATCAACTTGCCAAGCTTCAAAGGACGTTATTACAGCCACCAGGACGTGTTTTAACAAGCACCACATGTCAGGGTTACCAAAATCATTAGCTTGTCCTTTAAGAAGCTCCATAGCCTTCCTACGCTCTTGTGTGACTTGCTGTAATACCTTAGTAGTTTGACCTACCTTTTCCTTAATGTCATACACAGCAATTCTATCTTCTTCTGTTTGGTCTTCTTGACCTTGCTTATACCAATATTTAATTTGGTCTTCATACTTACGCACAAGGATTTCTAGGTGATATTCACTAGCTCCTAAGTGCATAATGTTTGTGATAATGTCTTCTGTGATACCTACAGAACTGTTAGTATTTGTTACCATTTATAAAACCTCTATATTCATACCTTACAAAGTATGTCTTTTTAGTCAATTCAAAAGCTCTTTCATAGAACTTTATAGCTCCTTCACTAGTAAAGAACTTATGCTCATTCACCAGTTTTCCATCAAAGTATTCATCAACTATAAACATGCTCTCTATATCCATTCCTTATGATATATCTAGCAAGCTTTTCTGTTTCCTCATTATGAGAAGGGTAGTGGATAATAAGTTGCTCTCTTTCATCACCAACACTATATGTAAACGCTATATTGTGTGATACATATTGTGTTTTTAGGTGAGTAACTGCTACCATATACTTTACAGCAAAGTCAATTTTAGCAGGAAGCTTAAAGTTTAGCTTGTACATTTCATCATAACTAGGAAATTGAGGTAACCTTAACTTATACTTTCTGTTAATATACCTAATACCTTTTATAAAGAAAGCTAATACATACTCATTACCATCTACACCTATCTCATAGCAAGGGTCATAATCTACCTGATTTTGTATATACTTTTCAGGGTCTAGCCTAAAGCACTCTCTATTAAGTGCTCTAAGCTGTCTATACTCCTCTTTTGTATATGCAGGTTTGTCGTATAAGTGCATCAATGTCCTCCCCAACATTGAGAAACCTCTACATCAGCGATAATAGGAATAGGCTTCTCAAGTCCTTCTAAGATTGAAGGATTTTCCATCATATTCTTTAGTACAGGAACAAGCTCATCTACATAATCATCTTTAATTTCAAACAAGATAGCATCATGCACAGAGCCTAAAACATTGAACCTAGAGTGGTCTAGCTCTTCACTGAACACAATGTCTGCAATAGCACTAATACATAGGTCAGATGCAAAGCCTTGCACTCCTGAGTTAATTGATTGTCGTTCATCTGCCGAACGTAAGGCAAAGTTACTACTGTGGATATTAGGAAACCATCTTTTTCTTCCAATAGGTGATTTGATATATCCATAAGTTCTTGCATAGTCCTTACACTCTTCATGCCATGATAATAGTGTAGGATATGCATTAAAGAAATTCTCACGAAGCTTTTCACTTTCCTCTTGAGTAAGGTTAAGTCCATAACCTATAGCATAATCTATAAAGGTCTTAGCCATCATACCATAAAGAAAGCCAAAGTTCATACTCTTACTCTGAGTACGCTTTCTCTTTTGCTCTTCTGGACTAAGTGAACTAGTATCACCAAACAAAAGCTCTGTAGTCTTACTATGTAAGTCACTACCTGAGTTATAAGCATGTTGCATGTTAGCATCACCTGAGAACCAACTAGCTACACGAAGCTCAATTTGTGAAAAGTCAATTTCTGCTAGTTTCCAACCAGGTCTAGCTTCAATCAGATTACGTACATAGCTGTCCTGGGGACACTGTTGGAGATTTGGATTTTTACAAGTAGTTCT